TTTCTCATGAATACTCATAAACATATCAGATTTAATCAAAGACAGGACAAATTATATCTTGATATTGACTACTCTACTGTCAGTACAGGTGAATTTTTGGTTATTGAGTGTTATAGGGCCATGAATGGTACAGATTATAGCAGAATTTGGAATGATTCTTTCATTAAACCTTATCTCACCTCATTAATAAAGAGACAATGGGGTCAAAATATGATGAAATTCCAAGGAGTTAAACTTCCTGGAGGAATCGAACTCAATGGTAGACAAATGTATGAAGACGCAGAAAGAGAATTAGAAGTTATTAGAGAAAAAATGTCTTCTACTTACGAACTTCCTCCTATGGATATGATTGGTTGATATGTTAAATCCATTTTTTCTTCAGGGATCACAATCTGAACAAAATTTAGTCCAAGATCTCATCAACGAACAGTTGAGGATGTATGGGGTTGAAGTATATTATATACCCAGAAAATTTGTGACTAAAAATACGGTCATAAAAGAGGTAATTGAGTCGAAATTTGAGAATTCTTATCCAATTGAAGCGTATGTTGACAGTTATGAGGGGTATGGTGGTCAAGGGACACTTTTGAGTAAGTTTGGCATTCAAAATTACGATGATTTGAAGATCATAATCTCAAAAGACCGTTATGAGTTGTATATTGCACCTTTGACGAAAAATATTGATAACGGTGAACTAACAAGTAGACCAAAAGAAGGAGACTTGATATATTTTCCTCTTGGTGATCGATTATTTGAAATTAAGTATGTCGAACACGAACAACCATTCTACCAATTACAAAAAAACTACGTTTATACACTGACTTGTAGTCTCTTCCGTATTGAGGATGAGGTTATTGATACTGGTATTGATGATATTGATGATGAAACTCAAGATTTGGGTTATATTCGGACACTTCAATTGATTGGTGCTGGTGTAACGGCTGGTATCTCTACCGTAACGATTTGTACTACTGGTGGTGTTACCGACGTATTCATTAAGAATATGGGTAACAATTACAACCACGAACCACTTGTAGGTTTCTCTTCTGCGCCTACAGGTGAGACTATTACTGTAGGAATTTCTTCCATCACTAATGACTACATTAATTGTTCAGGATCAACTGGTGGAAAGGTTCAGGCAGTTTACATGTCTAACTCTGGTTGTGGATACACTGTTGCTCCATGGGTTTCATTCACCACATTGAACAATAAAACTGGTTCAGGTGCTGCAGCAACTACAGGTATTGGAACTGGAACAATTCAAACCATTACTATCGGAAATAGTGGTTCTGGATATGTATCTAATCCTTCACTTGTATTCCCAGAACCAGTTGGTGGTGGTACATCAGCAACTGGTATTGCATATATCAACTCTGCTGGTAATATTACCAGTGCCTATCTGATACATGCAGGTACTGGTTACACCACTGGTGATCTTCCTATGAGTGTTGCCGTTGACTCACCTGCTGTTGGAATTGGTTCTACAGTTGGTATAGGAACGTATGTCTTTAATGAACTCGTAATCGGTTCAACTTCTGGTACGACTGCAAGAGTCAACAAATGGACAGCTTCTTCCAAATCTCTTGAAATTAAAATTGTTGATGGTGACTTCACTAGTGGTGAAACTGTTTATGGAACTGAGTCTAAAGCTTTATATTCGATGATGTCACAAGAGGATGATGACTTGGTAACACCATTTGCAGATAATGACAATATTCAAACGGAAGGTGACAGTATTATTGATTTCACTGAAAAAAATCCCTTCGGAATGCCTTGATCTAAATAGTTAGTAAACTAGAGTAAGATAATGTTTGATTATTTCTACAATGAAGTATTCAGATCCGTAATTATTGGATTTGGTACTCTTTTCAATGGAATAGAAGTTCATCATAAAGATGGAAATGATGACACATCTAGTGTCATTAGGGTTCCTCTTGCATATGGACCAACTCAAAAGTTTCTTGCAAGAATGGAACAAGAGGCTAATCTGAATCGTCCTGTTCAGATCACTCTTCCAAGAATGTCTTTCGAGTTTACTGATCTTTCATATGATCCAAGTAGAAAAGTAACTCAAACACAGACCATTGTAACTGAAACTCCTGATGGAACGACGAAAAAAACATTTGTCCCTGTTCCATATAACATGACAATTCAACTTTCGATCATGACGAAGTTAAATGATGACATGTTACAAATTGTAGAACAAATCTTACCATATTTTCAACCATCATATTCACTTCCTATCAAATTTCTTGGTAATTTGAATGAGATCAAGTATGTTCCTGTTAATCTTGACAACATTCAAATGGAAGATGATTATGAAGGTAATTTTGACACCAGGAGAGCTCTTGTTTATACTTTAACATTTACTGCTAAGACATTCATATACGGTCCTGTTACTGATGTTAGTAGTAATATCATCGATAAGGTTTCTATTGGTTACATTGCTGGTTCCAAAGGTTCTAAATCTGCAGAAAGATATCTTACATATCAAGTTACTCCAAGAGCAACCAAAAATTACGATGGAGACGTTGCAACCCTGTTAGCAGAAAATGTTGATATAACAGAAACTATTATTGAGGTTGATGACGCATCATCAATTCCACAAGATTCTTATATCTCGATTGGTGATGAATCGATTTATGTCAAGTCTAAGAGTGGTAATAAGTTAATTGTTGATAGAGCAAGAGATAAGACCACTGCTAAAGAACATGTGTTGGGTGCTCCAGTCGGTAGAATTACCGTTGCTGACAATTCTCTGATTGAACTCGGAGACAACTTCGGATTTGATGGAACTGTTTTCTGAGGACTGACTCATGTCTAAAAAGTATGATGAACTAGACCAAGTATTTGATGTTTCTTCCACAGAAGTAGAAGTTGCACCAGTAGAACCACCAGTTGATAAGAAGATCGAAAGACTTTCTTCTCAGATGGACCATATCAAAAAAGATTATGAGTATACCAGAGGTAACTTATATTCAATTATTGAAAAAGGACAAGAAGCTATTGATGGTATTTTAGAATTGGCACAAGAAAGTGAAATGCCAAGAGCTTATGAGGTTGCTGGTCAGTTGATTAAAAATGTGGCTGATGCGACTGATAAACTTCTCACACTTCAACAAAAGTTAAAAGATGTTAATGAAGATAAGGTAGAGAAAGGACCAACCACAGTTAATAATGCATTATTTGTTGGATCTACTGCAGAACTTCAAAAACTTCTCAAGAATTCAACTAAAGATATAAATAGTTAAAATGATTTGTAAAGATGTCAGTACCTTCAGTTAATTTAAGAATTGAAAAAGGAACTAACTTTGAGTCAACCTTTACCATCTCGAACAGTGATGGTTCTATATATTCTTTGAATAATTATACTGCGACATCAAAGATAAGAAAGTATCCAACCGATTCTTCTTCAAAATCATTTTCAACAACCATAACGGCAGCAACTGGTGAAATTAAAATTTCTATGAGTGCAGCAAATACTGCAGATTTAAATTCTGGTAGAAATTATTTTGATATTATTATTACCAAAACATCTGATGGGGCGGTGACAAAAGTTGTTGAAGGTATGGCTTTAGTAGTAGACACGGTATCCCTATGAACGTTAGTGTATCTGGTCAACAAACATTTACGGTATCTTTAAAACAATCTCAAGAGAACAACTTTAAAGTAACAACAATTAGTGGAGGTGTTCAAGTGCCAGCTACTTTTGGGGACTTAGAAGATTTTAATGAAGATGATGTAAAAGATAAGTATGTGATTATGTATGATGCGGTAACTCAAAAGTATACCACAGTCAATGTAGATACATTGTTATCTGCTGCAGTAACCGATACAGAATCTCCTGGACTTCCAAGTGACTTCATAGATCAATTAGATACAGATTTAGATGATCGTATTGATTTAGACGCAGGTAGTTTTTAATTTCCTCTAAATAATAGTACAAATAAATATCTAAAAATAAGATGGCATCTCCCGTAATTCAGTTTAAGAGAGGTCTTCTTACTAATCTCCCTGGATTAAGGGCAGGTGAACCTGGATTTACTACAGATAGTTATGATCTGTATGTAGGTCTTACTTCCGAAACAGCAACAAACCAGATAGTTGGTTCTGGAAGATTTTGGACCAACAGTACCTCCTCAACTGGAAGTGGTGTTAACCTTGTTGAAGGAACATCCAATGGTACTTCATATGTAACAATCAAATCACCAGATAGTCTTGCTGGGGTTGTTACATATACAATGCCAGGAACAGATGGTTCCAGTGGTCAAGTTCTTGCAACAAATGGTTCTGGAACACTATCCTTTATTGATTCTGCAGCAAATCTTAGCATGGCAGGTGATAGTGGTACTGACACTGTTGCCCTTCTTACAGATACTCTTACATTTGCAGGGACAGCAAATGAAATTGAAACCGCAGTAACTAATAATCAAGTTCAAATTGGTCTCCCAGATGATGTTACTATTGGAAATGATTTAACTGTTACTGGTGCATTAACAGCTAATGGAGATGTAACTCTCGGAAATGCTGGTGCTGATACTGTAACGGTTGTTGGTGTTGCAACTTTCACAACTTCAAATGTCTATATTGACAATGAACTTTTTGTTGGCGGAATACAAGTTACTGGAAGTGCTTCAGAAACTTCAATTGGAGATGACATCACTACAAGAAATTTAAGTGTAACTGGTGTTTCTACATTTACTGGTGCAATTGATGCAAATGGTGGTGCAGATATTTCTGGAGGAGAGACTACACTTTCATCTGCAACTGTTTCAGACTTAACTTCAGGTAGAGTTGTTCTTGCAGGTACTTCTGGTGCATTAGAAGACAGTGGAAATCTCACCTTTGATGGTTCTACTTTAGATGTTACTGGGAATATTACCGTTTCTGGTACAGTTGATGGTAGAGATGTTTTAGATGATGGACAGGCTGGTGATAATCTTGTAACTTTATCTGGTGTATCCAGAGATTCCACAGATCTTGGAACATTTACTGGTGGAACAATTAGTGACTCTAGAACTGTCAAGCAAGCACTGCAAGATTTAGAAACATCATTAGAAGCAGTTGATTTGACAATCACCACTGCAGAAGGTACTAACGGTACTGGTGGTGGAGGTGGTTCTGTGGCAACGTCACAGACAATGACTTTTGCTGGAACAACAAATGAGATTGATGTAACTGTTTCTGGACAATCAATTACTTATGGTCTTCCCAATGATGTTACTGTTTCCAACAACTTAACTGTTACTGGAAACTTATATGTCAATGGTTCAACCACTCAGGTCAATACTTCGCAAACAACCATTGAAGACCAACTTCTGGAATTGGGAATGGTTGATGGTTCTGCACCATCTTCTGACTTGAATAAAGATCTTGGTGTTCTGTTTAATTATTATTCTGGTTCTGCTAAGAAATCAGCAGTATATTGGGATGATAGTGCATCAAGAGTTGTAATTTCCGATGATGTTTCAGAAAGTTCTGGTGTTTTGACTGCGGCTTCACATGCAGCAGTTGAAATTGGTTCTTTGTGGGTTAATGACTGTGCTGGACAATCGCAGGTCATCAACTGTTCTGGTTCTGAAAGAACTCTTGAGAACATTACTGTCGATGGTGGTACATTCTGATAATCTAGTATATAATCTAAATAGAGGGGTCTAAAAACCCTTCTTTTTTATGACTGAACAAGATTTAAAATACCTGATTGCATCATATCAGCAAAAGTCATTTGATTTACTTTCACAGTCAATTGCAAGTGATGCAAAAGTTAAGCAACTTAGTGAATTGGTTGAAGTATTAACTACAAAGATTAATGAACAGAATGAAGAAATTGAAAAACTTAAACCAAAAACAAAAAGAACGACAAAACCAGAGACAACAAACTTTCAATAAATAACTAATAAGTCTCAATATATATTGAGATCTATGGTATATACCAAAGATGAACTCAAATGGCAGATCCGATCATTAAAATAAAACGGTCTGCTGTAGCTGGAAAAAAACCAACTACTTCAGATTTAAATTTAGGTGAATTAGCTCTTAATACCTATGATGGTCAACTTTTTACAAAAAGAGTAAGAAGTGGTATAGCAACAGACATCATAAGTGTTGGGGCTGGTGCAACAGTAACAAATATTTTATATGTCACAGAAGACGGAAGCGACACAAACACAGGAGAAAGACTTGGAGACGCAAAAGCAACAATCTCAGGAGCAGTTGCGATCTCAACAACAGGAACAGTTATTAGAGTTTCTGCTGGTACATACATAGAGAACAATCCTATCAAACTACCGCCCCAAGTTAGTATTATTGGGGATAGTTTGAGAGAGGTAACAGTTCAACCACAAAATTCAAATCAAGATTTATTCCATGTAGCACCTGGAAATTACATTACTGAGTTGTCTTTCACTGGAACATTAGATTCTGGAAAAGCAGTGGTTGCTTTTGACCCAGACACTATTAGAAACTCAACACAATCTCCATATATTAGAAACTGTACCAATTTTATTGAGAACAGTATTGGAATGAAGATTGATGGAAATCACATTCTTGGTGATACTAAGAGTATGGTTACAGACTCTTATACACAATATAATAAAAACGGAATTGGTGTTTCTATCACAAATGAAGGATATGGTCAGTTAGTTTCTCTATTCACTATTTGTTCTGATACAGCAATCTATTGTGGTTCTGGTGGAGGATGCGACTTAACAAACTCCAACTCATCATTTGGTAACTATGGATTGATTGCTGAAGGTGTAAGTGCTGAAAAAATATCTGGTATCGTCACAGCAGCAGCAGATGCAGGAAGTTCGGTATTTTCAATTGCTGGTGTTGGAACAGTTAGACCTTATGACGGACAAGTAATAATATTTGATAACTTATATTATGAAGTTGAGAGTATATCAGTTGGTTCTGGTGGAACAGGATATACAAGTCAACCAACTGTGACCATTGATTCTCCAAGTGAATCGTGGGGTGTTACAGCAACAGCATCAGCAAATATCGAAAACGGAAAAGTAACATCTATTGATATTATTTCAAATGGTAGAGGATATGGTTCTTCTGCTCCGACTGTAACAATATCTTCTCCAAATGTTGGTGTTAATACGGCAACTGTTACTGCAACATTAACTCCAAAATATTATGTGATTGAAAGTGCTACACTTCCTAATTCAGGAATTTCTACGGTTACTATCACAGAGAATTTACCATATGCTGTTGGTGTAGGAACTACTGCACCAATATATAAGCAAAGTAGAATTTTGGCATCTAGCCATTCATTTGAATACATTGGAAGTGGAGTTACAATTGCAACTGCATTACCTCAAACTGGTGGAATTGCAATTCAAGCAAATGAAGTTGTATCTAAAGATGGCGGTTTGGTGATTTATACCAGTACAGATCAATCTGGAAACTTTAGAATTGGTGATGGTGTTATTATTAACCAATCTACTGGAACTATTTCTGGTAATTTTTATTCAAAAAGTTTGATAGCAAATGTTACACCAATTGTACTAGCATTAGGAGGTATGTAAGAAATGGCATTAGCACTAAATGTTTATAAAACAGTAACTCAAGTTGTTCCCACTAGTGCAGTTGGTATTTACACTGCACCAGTGGGATATTCTGGAGTTGTTCTATTGGCACAAGTTTCAAATATTGGTTCATCGACACAAACAGTCACTGTTTCTCACGAAAGAAGTGTTTCTGGTACTGCAGTAACTACAGAAATTGTAAAAGACTTTCCAGTTTCTGGAAATGATACTGCAAGTATTTTGAATGGAAAATTAATTATGGAAACCAATGATATTATCAAAATATCTGGTAGTACTGCAACAGATCTTAAGTTCATTGGA